TGAACGTACCGGACACCGTGTTTTGTTGTCTAAATCTTTTGTAATTCATGTTGTCACCCTTGGTTTATATGTCTTCAAGTTCATCCAATTGCATTGCACGATCAATGGTGGTTTCTGGCACGTCATAATCCGTAACTACATCTCCTTAGTTGGTGGGGTCAACTCAACCCCATGGCTCAATCCTACACTATGTATGATACTCTCTGCAAGTAATAAGATTCGACACTGTGATAAAAAAACTTTAATCTTTTATTCTTTGTATTTTCACACACTTAGGACCATTTTCGCGTGATTTTAGAAAAAAGTGAAAATTCTTTTGAATAAATTCTATGTAACCCCCGTCCCTTAGCGAAAGCTAATACCGCACAAGCGAGGAAGGGTAACACTAGGTCGCTTAGCGGTATTCATTCCCACCTAGTGCTACATCGCAAGCGACACACGCACAGCGACAATACAAAAGATTTTCTTTTCTTTCTTTGTGCACCTTACGCACAGGCGACAAAAGCAGGGTATTGTTCACCATTGGCTCTACCTGTACCCTACTAGCGTACCCAGGGTATGAGTAGTGGGTTATGGCACAGAATACCGCGCAGAGATGGTTTATAGGCTCTTACAGGCATCTCCAGCCATATCCAAAGGGTAACCTATACTATGAGGTGCGTAAGTATCTCGGACTCTCTCAGGCCCGCATGGCGTCTCTATTCGGTGTCAGTGTTAGAGCGTGGCAGTACCGTGAGAGGGTAAAGAGGATGTATCATTGCGCAGAGATAGCCGCACTCCAAGAGGTATCAGGGCTCGATGCTGAATCATTTATGAAATTCTTGAAGGATGTCGCATAGTTACTACTTCACTAGAATTAGAAAACTAGTTAGGTATGTATAAATCTGTAGTGTTTTCAGGTACATAAACGTGGTTTCCCTATTAGAGATTTTCAAAATCAAAACAAATTTGAAAACTCGTCGGGTACCGGTACCGCTATATCCAACCTCCCACATAAAAATCCGACCTAACTGTTCTCAACCATTGTTCGTTTATGGAGCTAAGTTTTTGTATGGCAGATGAAATTAAAGAGGGGGGTGCTTCTCCAGAGGTCGAGGAAAATAAAAATTCTGAGGTAGAGGTGTTGCCGCCTGTGCTGACGGAAAAGGCGATGACGAGGCATCATGTGAGGGATGAGCGGTTAGCGAGTCAGATTCGTGACCTTGGGCGGTTAGGGTTGTCGAAGGGTAATGTGGCGATAGCTGCTCGGATTGGTGAAACGGTCTTTAGAAAGTATTACCTAGAGGACTACTTACAGGGTCAGACGGAGATGCAGCGTGGGTTGGCGACTGTAGCTGTAGAGCAAGCGATGGGAGGAAACACGCCTGTATTGATACACCTGTTAAAGACTAAGTTAGGATGGAATGAGACTCAGGTTATTGAGCATACGGGTGAAGTACGGAACGTGGTTAGTGCTAAACCGATGACGAAGGAAGAGTTTATTCAGAGATATATTAACGATGGAAAAGATGAAGATTGAGTATCGTAGGAAGCGCAAGAGAGTATCAGGGAGTACAACGGAAAAGGTCTGGTACTTTAGGTGTCCAAACTGTACTATGGCGAAAGTAGTTGTGACACATTTGTTGCATGCGGAATGTGGTGGTCGTTATTGCCGAGGGAGGGTTTATCTTCCGAAGCATAAGATTAGTGAGAGTCAGTATAGGGAGTTAGTTTGTGAGTGACGAGGTGGTGAAGCCGTTAAAGGTGCCTCTTAGTGAGTTGTTGCGGTTTGTGAATGAGACCATAGACAAGGAGTTTAAGCAGGAAGATAGGGACAAGTTGACTGAGCGGGTGATGGAAGCGGTTAAGGGGGTAAAGGTAGATGAAAACAGTTAGTGAGTTGGCTCAGGAGTGGGTGAAGAAGTCGCCACGGTATAGTTGCACTTGTGACCAGTGTACCAATCAGATGATTTTCGGTGCTTTTATGGAAGGCTACAAGGCGGCAGATAAGCAGCAGTTTACCGCCAATTACAACGACCATAAGTTGAAAGAAGCTGAAAAGACGATAAACAAGCTACATGGACGACTTGGTGAATTAACGCTTCGATTTGACAATGTTTCAGTCATTCTTGAAGAGGTGGAATCGTTGTGTAGACAGTGGCATAGCGACGACCAGGTATTTGAGCATCACGGCAAAGTAAGTCCATGGGCTGGGTTTTTTCCGGTGAAGAAAGATGATTAGAGAACGAGTTGAGCATTTAACCAAAAACGGCAACCTTAAATATGGGTTGTTCTACGGGTTTGTAGTTTTGGACAATCAGCCAATGGCGATAGTGGCGTTCGATGGTCGTCCAGTGGAAGTTGAGCTACATACTATTCGGTTTATCTCCGAGGCAGAGGCTATTGCTAAGGTGCCTGGTGCTACGGTTGTTCCGCTGGAAAAAGCTACCGATGAGCAGCTAGAGGAAGCTGAGAAGCGCATGAAGGCAGCTATCGACAGGATGAAGGGGCATATCCAGAACTACTTCATGAAGGATGAGTAATGGCCAGATTGAATGGCGATCCTTATCACCGATATGTGGTTGAAATCAACAAGCATGATTTGGTTACAGCCGTCATTTTAGCCGTAGTTGCTGTCATTTTTGCAATGTATGGCGTTGTAAAGCTGGCAGAGCGATCACGAACTGAATGCGTTATTGAGTTGTCTGATGGCTCTAAAGTAGAGGATAAGTCGTGTATGTGGTGGAACCGCAGCAACACGCTTAGCTGTGCTGATCACAAGCGGTATTCCATGTTTGCCGTTAAGTCATGGGAGTGCAAATGACGTACACTTTGGTTGGAGAACTGCCACGGCATATTTACTGCTATGTCGATAGCACCTACACGCATACCGTAGCTCAAGGGTTTCTACCGTGTGTGTGGTTTGGTTTGGTCTCATATCCAGGCAGAACGTGGGGTTGTACGGTGATGTTGGAGTCGGGTGCGATTTACCGCAATGTTCCGGCTCATGCGATAGCTTTTTATCCACATCGCACAGTGCCTTGGTGGGCGGATCAGGCTCAAACGTGGGACTGTTACGGCGAGCGGTTTACGACATTGGAATACAAGTACCTTGCTGGCTTGGATTGCAAGGTTAAGTGCAAGGATGAGTCGTACGAGGGAACTTACTTATTCACGGCTGCTCCGGTTGGTGATGGGTTTTCCGCATACCCTGAGCAAGCCAAGGAGTTTTGCTTTATTAAGCTAAATTTGGGCATGTTAGCCATCCAGCCAACCAACCATGTAGTGTTTAGAGAGCGGAGTTTTACGGACAACAAGCTGGAGTTTCCTAGCGGATTACGACGGCAAACGGATGTGTGGAGTGCGGAATGAAAACACCTGAAGAGTTGGCGGATCGCATTGAACGACAAGCAATACTATGCGTTAGTTTATTAGCTATGAATGATGGCGAATACTTTGCTGCAAAGAAGGCATATATAGCTGGCTACCAATCAAGAGACTTAGAAGTCACGAGTCTAGAAGAAGAGATTGCAATGCTCAAGGCAGAGCTGCGGAAGGTTGGTAATGACTAAAACACCTGAAGAGTTGGCAGAGGAGTTTGTTAATCAGGAAGATACAGGTAGCGATACGTTTGCACACGGATTGCGTAATGGATTCCTTACTGGCTTCCAAGCCGCAGCGCCGCAGTGGATCTCGGTAAAGGATCGGTTGCCGGAACAAGATGACGAAGCGATGTCTGTGCTTATAAGTGGCGAGGGATGGCATAATTACGAGGTTGCTTATTTTGGACCGACAGCGTGGTATGACAAATATGACGACGTCGTAGAAGGCGTAACCCACTGGATGCCGCTACCTAAACCACCGGAGGAATAATGGTTTTTATAGATGACATAGACGATGAAGATTTGCTTTTGCAAGCATGTGCCTATGCTGAAGCTAACGGCTTTAATTTAGATCAGACAGAAAAGCACTGGAAGGAAAAGAATTCTTTAACAGCAGGATTTATGGCTGGTTATCGTGCGGCAATACAAGATGAAAATGACGCATACCAAGACGCATTAACAAAAGTGCAAGAAGCAACGAAGCGTGAGCGAGCTAGGTTTCTTGCAATAGTAAAAACCGAGGAATAATGGGCATAGAGCATAGGATGAAAGACGAGGAACCGCACGCTAGGCGATGTCCGTGCTGCCTCCACCTAAGTACCCTATCAACCAAAGATGGGCATGATTACTACTTCTACTGTCAGAATCCCAACTGCTCCGTAGAGCGCATTTATGGTAGCAATTCAGTAATGATGTCTGGTCATAACGTGGTGAAAGGCGATGACGATTCCTAGATATTGGCAGTGTCCTCATTGCGAGGAAGTCTACATGGTAGACGAGGGATTTCTCCCTGATCTAACTCAGTGTGAAGAGTGCGAAGAGGAAGTTTCGCCAAAAGAGCATGAGATGGATGAACTGGATTTCTGGTCTTACTGTAACGACCTTAAAAACGGGTATTAGTGGACGAATACAAGGCAGACATTGACGAGCATATTGTATGGGCTCCACAGGCCGGACCCCAAGAAGCTCTCATTCATTGTCCGATTACCTTGGTTGGCTACGGCGGCGCACGAGGCGGCGGCAAAACAGACGGCGTTTTAGGTAAATTTGCTATTAAGCAGGAGCAACTTGGTGTGGACTTTAACGCCATCTTTTTCCGTAAAGAATTGCCCCAGGCAGATGACCTTATCGAACGTGCCAAGCAGATTTACCTACCGCTAAACGCTCACTATCAAGACCAAAAGAAGCAGTTTACATTCCCTAAAGGGGGTCGTTTGCGGTTCCGTCCCTTGGCTAACGATGCTGATGCGGAAAAGTATCAGGGTCAAAACCTATCAGATTGCGCTATCGAGGAAGCCGGTAACTACTCCGACCCAAGCTGTATTTGGAAGCTTTTTGGAGCGTTACGAGGTAGGGGCGGTGGGCAAATTCTTTTGACGTTTAACCCAGGCGGCGTGGGACATGGGTGGCTAAAAGAGCTATTTATTAAGCCAGCGCCAAAGGGCATGAAGGTTTTACGCAAAGACCTCCCAAATGGGGCGTACTTTGAATACATCTACATTCCAAGCAGGGTACACGATAACCAGATTCTCTTGGCTCGTGACCCTGAATACATTAACCGCCTACACATGGTCGGCAGTCCTGAACTCGTCCGAGCATGGCTAGAGGGAGACTTTGAAATCCATGAAGGGTCTTATTTTCCTGAATTTTCTTCAAAACACATTGTTGCACCTTTTAACGTACCTAAGCATTGGCCTCGTTATCTTGGGTACGATTGGGGCTATCGTTCTCCTTTCGCCGCTATATGGGGCGCTGTATCTAGTGGGCGGGATGATAGAGGCAATGAAGTACCGTACCCTAAAGGAGCAATTGTCATATATCGAGAAATGTGGGGCAAAGGAGTTGATAATGTTGAACAAGCTAATCGCATTGCAGCGGCCTCCGTTGGAGAAAATCCAATAGCCGTAGCCGATCCTTCTATCTTTAGCCACGAGGGAGGACCAAGCATAAACGACCAGTTTACGGCGGTCTTTGCCAAGTATAAACACCCGTCTTTTAGGGCCGCAGACAATGACCGGATTTCTGGCTGGTCCCAGATACGGCAGCGGCTCATAGCTAAACCCCCGCTCTTGTACATCTTTACGAGTTGCCCATACTTGCTAGAAACTCTACCATCCATGTCAATAGACAAACGCAACCCAGAGGACATGGATACGTCGGGTAATGACCACGCCGTAGATGCCTTGCGATACCTCTGCAAAGCTAGGTTAATAGACTCTAAGTGGGAACAACCTGCGGAAGTCTTTAATAAAGGTTTGATTAAGCTACAGGCGTATATCTCGCAGATGAGACAGCAACAGGGACGAGCCAAAATATGAAATTGCAGCCTAAACCTCTCGTTGAAAAGTATTCCCCCCGTTGGTGGAAGTCTCAACTCACACAGGCTGAGGAGCGCCGCAAAAAGTTTATAGAGGCCGCTGAAGAATCCATCAGAGTGTACAACGCTCAAAAACAGGTGGGGATTCTTAACGATGCAGAAAGACGACTTAATGTTTGGTGGTATTGTATCAATACTCTTCTTCCTGCTTACTATTCTTCCACGCCAAAAGCGGAAGTAAACCTTCGTAAGCATTCAGGCAGTATGCCGTATGAGCTTGGGTCGGTCGTCATCGAACGAAACACCCAGTACGCTATGGACTGCCACTTTGACTTCGACAAGGTAGGCTACCAGAGCGCATTGCAGTTCCTTGCTGTTGGCCAAGCGGTTCTTTGGGCTCGGTATGTACCTAAGTTTGAAAAGGTTACAGAGGAATTTGCCGTTATCCGTGATCCGTCTGGTCAGCTTATTGACGGCAAAGGTCAACCATTTGACGGCGATGAATCAGAACTTACAGAAGCCGAGGGCGGTATTCTTATCGGCAAAGCTGAAGTCGAAAAGAAGGTGTCTGAGAAGGCGATTCTTGAGGTAGTGCAGTATAACGACTACTTCTGCTCCGATGCTCGAAACGAGCAAGAGATAGAATGGCAGGGCCGTCGTGCGTTTATGGACCGAGCGCAAGCTGAAGACATGTTTGGCAAAGACGTAGCCAAAACACTTTCTTACGATAGTTTCCCAGAGGTGATGAAAAAAGACATCTCCCGTAAAGATGACAAGTTTGAGGGCAAAGCAGAGATTTACGAGATTTGGTGCGAAGCTACAAACAAGGTCTACTGGATTCAAAAGGGTGGCGAAAAGACCATCATTGAAGAGTCAGAACCACCTATTAATTTTGAGAAGTTTTACCCGTGTGTTGTCATTCGTCAGTCGGTTGACCCAGATAGTGTAATCCCAGTCTCAGATTACAGCCACGTTAAAGACCAAATCCTTGAGGTGGAGCGTCTTACAACTCGTATCCACGCAGTTACTCAAGCTATTCGTACTAATAGCTTGTACGATGCTACTTTGGGCAATCAAGTCGAAATGCTCATGTCTGGCGACTTGAAGCTTATTCCGGTTACGAATTGGCCATCATACAAGCAGCGTGGTGGCCTTGCTGCTGGTATCGAAGCGATGAACATTGAGCCGTATATCAATGCTCTTAACATTCTTCAGACCGCACGGCAGACAGCTTTGGAGCAACTTTACGAAACGCTTAAAGTGTCTGATTTGCTTCGTGGTACAAGCGAGCAATACAAGTCAGCCACAGCTAATCGGCTAGAGAATCAATGGTCGTCGCTTGGTCTTATCGTGCGACAAAACATGTTCTCTAAGTTTGTCTCAGACGCTATCAGCAATCTTGCAGTAATTATCTGCGAACAGTTTGACGAACAGACCATTATGGAGGTGGCTGATGCCGACTCTCTCATTGAACCAACGCTGCCGCCTCCACCGCCAATGCCAGAGCCGATGCAAGAACCGCTGCCAGAAGATGGTTCAGGTATGGCACCGCCACCTCCACCGGCACCTATGGCACCGCCTTATGACCCTATTGCGGAAATCGACAAGGTTAAGCAGCAGATTATTCAAATTCTTCGGGACGACAAAAAACGAAGTTACCGCATTCAGATTGCTTCGGATTCTATGGTCGCAATCGACCAAGCGCAGCAACAGCAAGAAGCGACCGCACTGATGCAAACGGCTGGTCAATTCTTTGACCAGATGCGAGGCTTGGTAGACCAGTACCCACCTTTGTTGCAGTTCTCAATCGCACTCTTCCAGAACATGATTAAGCGTTACAAGGGAGGCAAAGAAGTCGATGGATTATTTACTTCAGCCCTTATGCAAATTGGTGAAATTGCTAAAGCGAAGGAGGAAGCAGCTAAGCAACCGCCGCCGCCGGACCCAGTTATGCAAGAAGTTCAGGGCCGGCTACAAATAGCGCAAATGGAATCCCAAGCTCGGATTCAGGTCACGCAGATGGAGATGCAGGACAAGGCCGCTAAGAACCAACTTAGCTACCAAGACCAGCAACTCAAGATGCAGCGTGACCAGCTTGAAGCACAGCTTCTCATGCAAAAGCAGCAATTCGAGGAATACGTTAAGCAGCAAGAGCTTGCGCTATCACAACAAGAGCTTCAGATTAAGCAGTCAGCAGTACAAGTTGATATGCTTAAAGTACAAGCTATGTCGGAATCTGACGCTAATAAGCAAGCCATTACGCAAGAGACAAACCGTATGGCACAGATGCTTGAGCTTCAAAAGCTTGAGCTTGAGCAAATGCGTATCAAAGTTTCTGAGACTGAAAAGCTCATGGAAGAGAGACGCTTGGCATCCGATAACGAGCTTGAGCGTATCAGGCTTAGCATGGACGCAATTCAAAAGATTCCGCAGCAAGCGCCAATCCTATTACAGACAGACAAGCCAATGATTATTGAAAAAGCTGCTCCGGCTCCACGCCGTAAGCGCAAAGGCAAAATCATTAGCGACACAGAAGGCAACCCAATAGGTATCGAGTTGGAGGATGAAGAATAATGGCTACAACCGTTTCTAACTCCGCAGCGTCAGTAAACCCAGACATCTCAGTAGCTACCGTTGTTAGAAACAGCAACGTGTATCAGGAGGTAGTACAAGGGCTAGTCAATCAACCCCATGATGAAATTGCACTTTCATATACCGGAACTAACTTAACTGGCGTAGTATACAAACTTAGTGGTGTAACGGTTGCAACGCTCACTCTTGGTTATACAGGCGATAATCTTACAAGCGTCGTGAGAAGCTAATGCCTTACGTTTTTAATCCATTTACTGGAACATTCGATTGGACGGCAGCAGGAGTGCCAACTCTTGTTACTGGTGGCGTGACGTTTGGTGGTAGCACCGGACAAATTGCTCAAGATACCCAGAACTTTAACTGGAGTAACGGTGGCAAAATTCTTGCGCTCTCTTCGTCTACTCAAGAGCGCATCACAAATGGTAACTTTACTGGCTCTGCTACTGGATGGACATTGCCGACAGGGTGGTCATATTCTAATAACTCCGTTTCACACGACACAAATGGCGCAGGAGCACTATCTCAAACCCCGACAATGCAGCTTGGTGAACGGTATGACGTTTCTTTTACTCTTTCTAACGTCACATCGGGCACCGTTGTTGTAAACTTCGCAGGTAATACTATTGGCTCGTATGGCATAGCTGGAACATATACGACACGAGTCCTCTGCCTTAATGCGAGCGCAGGGTTGACCTTTGCGCCAAGTATTGTTGCGGCTCGATTTACTATCGACAGCGTGAGCGTAAAAGCTCTTTCGGGTGGCCGCTATCAAGGTGGTTCTGCATACCTTCAAGGTGCTAACGACGACGGCAAACTAACCATCTCTGCAATTCAAAAGTCCAACGTCACACCTGGCACGACACAGCACATGTCGCTCGACAATACAGGCTCGTATACTTGGATTGATTTTAAGTTTACCGGCGTAAATAAAGGACACATTGGCGCTAGTGCAAGCGGCGAAGTCAGTACCTGGGTCAGCGGTGGCAACGGCCAAGCAGTTTACAATCAATTAACTGGTACGCTAATTAGCTACAATGTCGCCGGTACATTTGGTCACTACGGCTATGGGGGTTTTCAGCAAGGCGTCAATGCAGGTAACACTGGCACTCCATCTAGCACTTTAGTCAGCGGTGGGGGTACTGCGCTCAAAGTAAAATATGTCACTGCTAATCAAACATTAGACAACACAGCAACGGAATGGATTGCTGATCCTTCTACGGCTACATGTACCGGAACGCCAAGCAATGCCTGTAGCTCGTATACTAACGAAAGCGATTGCTTAAATCGTGACGCACACGGTGGTTGTACTTGGTATGCAGGAAATCCATGCAGCGTTTATAACGGCGATGAAAGCAGTTGTACGGGAGCATCTGGCTGTACTTGGGAGCAAGCATCATGCTCATCATTTGGCGACCAATCGACATGTGAAAGCTACTCTGGTTGTTCATGGTCAAATAATCCACAAGACTGCTCTACGCTAGGTGAAACAGCTTGTGGTAGCACCTCTGGATGTACACAGAACTACGATGACTGTGCAAACTATAGCGATGGCGGCGGCGATGGAACTGCTTGTAATAATGCCAATGGCGGCAGCTATTGTACTTACGATAGTGGTACCGGCGCTTGCACCGGTGGCTCTTGGTACGTTAGCTGCTCAGGTACATATGATTCGTATTCGTGTACTGGAACCTATGCGACAGGTAACTGTACTGGAACGTATGGTGCGATGTGTAGCGGTTCAGCAACCTGTGGTGGCATTGACGACTCTACAAATTGCAACGCAGAGCCTGGATGTACTTGGCAATCAGCACTTACATTAACTCTGCCAGACATGATGACTTGTCCAGATCGTGACTATTGGATCTACAATGGAAGTTCGTCCAACTATGATGTTGTAATTGTTCCATACAGCGGTCAGCAAATTGACCATACGAGCAGTTACACTCTCAGCAATTTTAAGGATTGGGTTCATATCAGTCCTTTGACAAGAACTGTATCATGCAGCGGTTTGAGCGAAGGAACGTGCGGCTCTACGTCCGGATGTTCGACAACGTATTCCAATTGTACCTGGAATAGTTTTGATAACATTTGCCAAGGAAGTCCGTCTTGCTCTGGTTATGGGGACCAATCAAGCTGCGAAGCAGCAACGTATTATGCAGGATGCACAGGCAGCTACGTTGCAAGTCAAAACTGGTATGTGTTTGGTAAATAAGTAGGAGATAAAATGTTGCAATTAACTGAAGAAACAGCCAAGGAGTTTATTAAAAATGAACTTGTTCTGGTCAAAGTATGGGCAAAGAATTGTCCATATTGCGACAGATTGAACGACCATTTGGCAAAAGTAGACTTATCCGCTTTTGATTGTGGAGCGTTAGAAGTATCGCACCCGATGGACAAGACTCCTAAGCCGTCCGAGTTTAAACGCACTTGGATGAAGATGGATAAGTCGGATGTCGTTAAAGACTCTGTGCCAGCTTTGTTTGTGTTTGAGCGTGGCGAACTGAAATATCGTCATTTTGGCATGCTTTACTCGGATTCGCTTGCTCATTGGCTTGCGACAGGTGAAGTAGTTCCAAGCAAAATACAGCAGGAAGAAAAAGTTGCCCAAGAGTGTCAAAAGAAGTTGTACGAGCTTTTCGCACAACGTGGCGAATTAACTTATAACATGGAAATCATTGGCGCAAAGCTAGGTGAAATTAACAAGCAGATTGGAGAACTAACCAAATGAAACTCACGGTCACGTTTGAAATGCCAATGCCAGAAGGGTTTGAGCCATACCTTGATATTATCGCCAAGACTCATGGCTGGTCTGAAAGCAGCGAACAAACTGCAATAGAGTTTGTATGCGAAAACGTGTGCAAGCCACAGGTATCGTCACTTTTCAGCGCCATCATTGCTAATGCTATTTCAGGATATCTTGGGGTATCAGGTTCAGAGCAAGTAAAGGAGATATTGGGGGCGTACCACACACTTCACACAGTTGAGGCTAAAATAGCTTAACCTAAATGTTTCTCTTCTTTAAACCACCTCAGAGCTACTTGCAGGTACAACTGCTCGACCCTGATGGGTTTAAGAAGCGGTATAATGCTTTTGAGGAAGCCTATGCCGCTCAAATCCTTAAAGAGCGACAGCGTAAGACTAAGAAGAAAAAGAAAAAGCCGTCGGTTGAATTTAAGCTGTTGGTTGAAAAGCAACTTGAGGCAGGGATACCTGAACAAGAGCTTATTGAACCAATCGACGTAGAGGCTTTACGAGCTGAGGTTTCTGCCATTATCGCAGAATATCAGGCTCGTATCATAGAAGAACAAAGACTAGCTATTGAAGCTGAAAAGCGAAAGAAGAAAGCCAGACGGTTAAAAGTGCTGTTTCTTCTGGCTACAATGGAGGACTAATGAGCAAATACAAACTATTCCAATGGTGTCCGGTTAAAAAGAAGGTTGTTCCTATAGAACAGGTAGAGCGACGAGCGCAGACTAATGCTCGTGACCTATTTATTCAGGATGAGATGGAGCCGACTCGAAACCCGCTTAATCCTAAAGAGATTTATACAAGTAAAAGTAAGTTACGGGCCGCTTATCGAGCGGCGGGGGCAATAGAAGTAGGGGATGCGTATGACCGTGGCTATCAGACCGATAGTGAGTCTGGGGCATCGGAACGCAAGCTGGCTAAAGACCTAACGGCTAGAATAATAGAAAGGTATAGACATGGAAGATAATGTCCAAGAGGTAGAATCTACCGAAGTTGTTGCAGAACGTGAACCGGCTGAGTTGTCGATTCGTGAAACCCTAAGTAAACAGTTTAAGGGTGATGTAGACGAGGATCGTAGCCAAGAAACTGCTTACAAAACTGAACAAAAAGAGGAAGATTCTCAGGTTGTTAGCAACGAAGTCGGCAATCAAGAGCGGATGGTCTTCGCACCTCCGGCTGACATGAACAAGGCTGAGAAGGAAGCGTTCCTGAACCCCACGGCTGAAAATGCTCATATTCTGCAATCCTATCTAAATCGTCGAGCTTACGAGACTCGTAACCAATACGACCGTAAAGCTCAGGAGCTAAACCAGCTTATTGAGCGTAATTCGTCGGTCTATAACACCATAAAAGACTACGAGCAGGAATACGCCAAGGAAGGCATAGCTATTACCGATGTGGCTCGTCGCTCAATCGCTTGGGACCGGGCAATGAAACAGGCTCCATACGAGACTGCACTTGAATGGCTTGAGGCATACGGGATATCACCGCAGGAGCTTATTGAACGGCAGCAAATGACCGGCAACGACCAGCCGGACTACTCCCAGTACATGACAAGGGAGGAAGCTGAAAAGCTTGCTACGGAACGCTGGACGGCCTTGCAGCACGAGCAGGAAAAAAAGGCAGTTGAGTACATGAACCAAATGGTCGTAGAATCATTCATGAACCGTAAGCCTTTGTTCCGTGACCCTGAAACAGCTTCGCAGTTGGAAGCTGAGATGGCCCCCGTGGTACAGGCTTTGACACAGACGGGTCGTTATAGCTCCGCAGAGGAAGTCCTAGAGACGGCTTATAATTATGTGGTCAACGGTAATCCGGTGTTTTCTGGCTTAGTACAAAAGCTAAATACAGCGCCGGTAATACAGCAGCAGAAGCAAGTCGTCCAAAAGGCGAAGCAAGCTGCCAAGTCAATATCTGGCTCCGCAGGAAGTGGAACCCCCAGGGTACAAACGAAAGATATTCGGGATAACCTGCGGCGGCGACTTGGCGGTGAATAGCTGACATAGAGCCATTAGGTTATCCCCTAAAATTAAAGGATAACTAAAATGGCTAATTTAGAAGAGGCAATCGTAGCGACCCTTTTCGATCAGTCTGATGCTATCGCTGATGAGGTACTTCACCACAATCCGCTTTTGGCTTCGCTTGACGATCAGGGTCTTATTCGCAAATTTTCCGGTGGTTATGAACTCCGTAAGCCCATCATGTACAATGATGCAGCTCAGGGTGGATTCTACGCTGGATTTGACTCATTCAACCTTGCAGCAATCGATGACGCTACAGCGTTCCGATTTGCTATCAAGCAGGTTTATGAGCCTGTAGCAATGAGCGGTCGTGACCGTCGTGCAAACCGAGATGAGGCACAGCTTCTCGACCTTGCAGAGATGAAGATGAAGGCTGCTATCAGCCGTCTTAAGAATACCGTTTCTACCTCGCTTCGTGGCGATGGAACTGGAAGCGGAGGACTTGAGTTTGACGGTATCAAGAAGGCAGTTTCCACTTCGCCATCTTCCGGTACCTACGGAACCATTGACCGAGGAACGAACCTTTGGGCTCGTAACCTTGCTATCAACGTGACCCTTTCAGCTTCTAATGTTCAGGAGCAAATCACCGACGCTATCTCGCAGGTAACTCGTGGTGATGAGCAGGCAGACCTTGGACTGATGGATCGTACAGCTTGGAAGTACCTCCACTCATCTTTGACCGCTATTCAGCGTATTCAGCTTCCTGCAAAGAAGGCTGTAGCTGGATTCCGTGTTCTTAACTACGACGGATGCGATTTCGTATTCGACGGTGGATACGGTTCTTCAGTGCTTGAAACTAACTCATGCCGACTTCTCAATACCAAGTATTGGACATTCGACATGGTTCGTGGCGCAGATTTCAAACCGCTCGCTCCAGAGATGGCTCGTCCGGTTGACCAAGATGCTTTCTTCACGGTTATCATCGTTGAAGGAAACCTCTGCTGCTCTGCACCTGCACTTCAGGCTGTTATTTACGCTTAATTAGGGAGGTAACAGTTTATGTCAATGGTTGGATCGTTCGGAGTAAATTACAACAAAACTTGGGATGGCGTTTCGTCACCCCTGCCAGCGCAGCTTCGTGATGTTGGAAGCATGCCTAGAGGTGAGTTTGTGTTCGTACAAGCTGATGGTGCCATCGATAAGTACGGCTTTGTAAAGATTGAAGCAGACGGCCAAGCCGCTATGCTTACAACTACAAACGCTGGCTCAAATGGGCTTCTTATCGGCGTAGCTCAAGTAGCTGCTGCTGATAATGAATACCTTTGGGTATGGATCGGTGGAATCAATGGCGGTGGAGTTGGTTCAGGAATTAAGGGCAAAGTAGCTGCTAGCTACGTTGCTAAAAACAACCTGAACACAACTGCTACTGCTGGCGTAGCCGATGATGCTTCAACAACTAAGATTCTTAATGTTGTTGGACTTGCATCGACCACTCCTGCTGCTGCGGTAGAACTTGGTTCTTTCGGGCATTTGCGAGTGAATTAATGACTTGAAGGGGGGTGTAACAACCCCCCTTTTTAGGAGGATTTATGGCTAGCGCACAAACCCTTATGGGACTCGGTATGCCAGCGGAGCTTGCAGCTTCCGTTACCGATGGCGTTTTTACAGGCACCGTTACCCCTACCGGTCAGGTAGTGGCTACGGCTGCTGGCGTAAGAACTAAGCAAGCAATCAACAACGTAAACGATACTACTCCAACAGCCGCAGAGCTTACGACTTCGTTCGGAACTCCGGCCTCAGTTGGTACTGGTTTCGTAGGTATTGTTAAGGACAATGACGCTGATACTAACTGCTTTGTGGTTGTATCAAACGGCACTTCCTACTTTTACCTAAAGTTTACGAAGGCAGTTTAAGCGACAAGGGGGGATTCAATCCCCCCGACTTTTTAGGTGATTTATGACCGCATACACTGGCAATACAAAAACAACGACTCCGACAATTCAAACTGCAACAAGCACGACAGTATTGGCGGCTAATCCATTTAGAAAGCTGCTTATTATTCAAAATGCGTCGGGCGCTCATATTGGCATCGGCCTTGAGGGGCAAACATTAACAGGCATTGCACCTACCTCTACAAATAAGTGCCTCAACCTGACAAACAGCGACAACGGCAATCGTTTGATATTTGCAAATGGCTTTGTACCTGGTGGAGCAATTACTGCCTATCAAACGTCTGGCGCTCCGATTAACACGTTGGTCGTTATAGAAGGTTAGTGCTATAAAATAGCTACACAGTCTATGTGTATCTATAGGAGATTAAATGGCACAGATTGATTGGCAGTCTATAATGTCGGGGAACTCGCAGCCGAAAAAGCGGTATTCAGGCGCAAACATTCGCTTCTTTTACGCTTACAACGAAAACGCAGAAAAGTCTCGTCAGGAGGGTCGTCCCATCTTTGACGAGATTCCTTCTATTTCGATTCAGTGGCCTGGAATGGATGAAACGGTTCGTCGTATTGAGCCGCAAGACATTCAGGAATACCCAGAATTGTACGCTCGTTTCAAGGCCGGTTCTGAGCCTGTAACCGAAGGAACTCCGCTTTCAGAGTGGCCGATGATGACTGGCAGCGCCATGCGAGAGCTTAACTACCTTGGCTTTAAGACGGTAGAGCAGCTTGCAGCAGCAGCAGAAGAAGCAAAACGTAAACTTGGGCCATTGTCTAAGTTTGTCAAATTAGCGCAAGATTGGTTAGCTGCCGCTAAGTCAGACCAGAATGAGGTTGTGAAGCTAAAGCAGTTGCTTGACGGCGAAACTGCTCGTCGCAAAGCCCTGGAACACAAGGTTGAGTTGTTACTTCAACGAGTAGAAGCTAACGAAGGAATTGACCTTCGTGACCGTCGAAAGGAGGTGATCCACGCACCCGAGGCCCTGGAAGAGGGCATCATAGAGGCTCAAGATGAGCGTCTTGAGGATCAGGAAGTAAGGCGACGAGGGAGGCCACGAAAAGCATGAGTATAGCCACGGTTATTCAAAATGTAGCGAACGAGGCTGGCTATACAGTCGAAACTAACGTGGTTAGCTCCACCGAAGTTACTACCAAACAGCTTCTTGCAATCGCCAATAGAATTAACCGTGACATATTTGAAGCGTATCCTTGGCCTAAATGCTACGCATCAGGTTCGATAACGCTGGTATCTGGTCAAGCATCGTACCAGTTACCAGCGGCTTTTTCTTATTACCACTACGATACGTTCTGGAATCAGAACACTCGATGGCGTGTGCTTGGTCCAATGACAGAGCAAGAGTACGCTGAATTTCTTGGATTTGGTCTGAACACCACCGTTTATCAGCGATTCCAGATTCGGGGCATCACTAACAGCGAATTGTTGATTAGTCCTACACCTGGAACACAGTACGACAATAACACCATCATCTTTGAATACATTGCAGACCGAAGCGTTAGACCTGTAACTTGGACTACTGCTACTGCCTTTGCAGCCAACTCTTACTGCTTTTATAACGGCAACTACTATCAAACCACAGCCGGAGGCACCACAGGAGCTACAGCGCCGACGCACACGAGCGGAAGCGTGTCCGATGGTGGTGTCACATGGGCCTATTACAACGGGCCGTACAATCAATTCTTGGCGAATACAGATGTAAGCATTTTCCAAGAGAAGTTATTGGAGCAAGGCGTTTTAGAGCGGTTTGCTGAAATTCATGGCTTAGACAGTATCCGGCCTCGATTTGACCAGCAACTTAATGAAGAGTTTAGTCGTGACCGTAACGGCAAAGTGCTTTATGCAGGAGGTCACATGCGTGACCCAATGTTTGCTCGAAACGGTGTAGCAGTATTTGGTACTTGGATTTGATATGGCCTACGAACCAGCAGCAGCAAAAGACAGTCCCCGAGCTTATTACTTGTTCCTACGTTCGCAAGGCCTCCCGCCTTTAGCCGCAGTACAGAAGGTAGAAGAGCGATTTGGCCCTCCCAAAACTGATAAAGAAAAAGCAAAAGATGCTCAAATGAACTCGCTTGCTCAAATGGGAGGCAATATCGGCGGTTTGTTGCTCACAAACGAAATTATGCGAGGATTTCCAAATCTTGGTGGCTTGTTTGGCTCAGGCGGCACAACTACGGCTGGTGCTGGTACAACCGCAGCAGGAACAGTGGGAGCAGGTGCTGGCACCGCTGGCGCTGGTACAACTGTGGCAACACCAAATATATTAGGCGCTCAAATGGTACCAATGGGAGCACCTTCGGGATGGGCGTTAGAGGGTATTGGGTCTGCTGGTAATTATTATTTACCAATAGCCGGAGCCATTGGCGCTGGAGATTTATTATTAAATCAACGCACTGGTCGGCGAGGGTATCTTCAAGGGGCAGCTTCCGGGGCTGCGATGGGTTCCTATTTTGGTCCATGGGGTGCATTAATTGGTGCTGGAGTTGGGCTTGGTCTTGGTGGCGCAAACGAACTTTTAGATACGAATAGATATAAGAAAGAAGGAAATCGTTTTGCGGAACTTCGCAAGCAAGGAATTACCCTTCCTGAAACAACAGTAGCAGAGGGATTGCGACAAGGACGAAGCAAACAGCAGCTTATAGATATAGAAAAAGCTAACATTGCACAGGGCAAACACGGCAATGTTAAATTTGCACAGTCCCGCAATGAAGCAGATTTAACACCAGACGATATTATCGGATATGCTGCGTTCTACGAAAAGTACGGCAACGATTGGATGGGTAAATTTAATGACAAGCAGCGTCGAGAAATTGCTCAAAAAGCTTTAAATGCCGGAGCTGTTAATGAACATCATGGAACTATTGATATTGATTGGAACAAAGTTGACGGCCCACAAACAAAAGGACCGGCCCCAATTACAGCTCAAGGAAGAACATCCATTAGAGATATGCTTGATAAAAATATGAGGAAATAACTATGGCTCGTCGCTCTGCAATGCAAATGGATCCACGGACTATGACTGGTGCCCCACGGGGTGGAGGCATTGCACGGTCACTTGCTCCACGACCTCAGATGAGACCTCCTTTGGGGGGCGGTAGACAAATGTTGGCTCAGCCATTAGACATGGCACAACAAAATCAAATGATGAACAACGCAGCCATGGATGCCGGTATTGAGAACGCTCAAAATCAGCAAAATGCTATGGACAATCAGTTCAATGATATGATGCAGCGAGTTAATAACTATCAAGAGCCGCCGGCACCAAATCTTATGTCGCCTCCAGGATTTGGACCAAAGCCAGGGCGCATGGATTCCAGGATGCAAGGTCAAATGCAAGATATGATGGGACGTATGCAGCGGCCACCGCAAAGTCCATCGTTTGGCGCAATGCCACAATACAACATGCCTGGCCCATCACAGCAGTATGACTTTGCTGACCGACGGCCTAATGCACAAATGAACAATGCGTTTAGGCAAATTCAAGGGAATCAATTGCAACCTGCTCCACAACCCATGGGGCAATCGCAACAAATGCCTCAACAAAATGCAATGTCTACTTTTTTGAACCGCAATCGGTTTGGTCGCTAGGAGTTAAATGGCGTTCCAAGGTTTTACAACATCGCCACCGTATGGGGGATTGGATTTAGTAAGTCCAATTGACAATATGGAGCCTCAGTATGCCTTGGAGCTAATTAACGTATTCCCTGGCAACAATGCTCCAACAGTTCGCCTTGGCTATCAAAAATATGCTGACATAGGTATTACAGACCCCATCACGTTTATGGCTCCGCTCTATAAAGCGGATGGTAGTAGCGTATTGATTGTAGCCACTAATACAAAGCTATATTCCGTAAGCGGTGGTGTTGCTACAGATAGGACTGGGACTACAATTCCTACTAGTGGTGAATGGCAGTCCGTCATTTATAACAATCGCATTTACTTGTGTAACGGCACCGATAACGCACAGGTATGGGATGGCAGTTCTGCTACATTTGCTGATGTAACATTTACAGGCATTTCTAAAGCGGCATTGATTAACGTCCATGCTCATAAAGAGCGGCTGTATTTTGTCGAAGAGAATAGCTGTAAGTTTTGGTATGGTGGCTTGCAGGTTACTGGTACTGGTGGAACGCCAGCTTTAACCGCTTTTGATTTAAGTTATGTCTTTACCCGTGGCGGTTTCTTATTAGCTGTAGGCAGCTTCAGCACGACAACTAGCACAACCAGCCAAGACTATTTTTGGGGTATCAGTAGCGAAGGCGAAATAGTTTTTTACAATGGAACCTATGCTGGAGATGCCACTTCCTGGGGCTTAGTAGCTCGATATGTTATCGGCCGGCCACTTGGCTATCGGTCGTATGTCCGAGTAAACAATGACGTTTGGTTTATTACTGAACAGGGAATCGTTCCTTTGTCTGGCTTGTTTCAAGCTGACCCTGAACAGGCACTTAATTCAGTAGGTTATCGGATTAATCCGCTCATTTCAGATAATTCGGCGCTGTTTCCATTCGATCATCAATGGACCGGATTCTTTTGGCCTCAAGGCAGACGGGTATATATTCATATCCCAACGTCTGGTAGTGGTGGACGGTTTCTTGTCTATGCTATCGACACAAAAGGCTGGACTACATTCCAATTAGCAAGCGATGAGCATGCTCTATCAGGATGTGTTTTTAATAAGCTTCCTTTTTATGGCTCCAGTACAGGAGTTGTTTGGCAGGGCGAAACAGGGCAATCCGATGCTGTAGATGGGACCAATAGCTTTGCCATTACCTTCTCCGGTAGAACAGCCTTTAGTTTTTATGGGTCCCGCTCCAACTATAAAGCTTTTAAAGACATTCGACCTTTGCTGAAAACCCGTCGAGGCGTGTCGTTAAACCTTGGCCTGGATACTGACTTTAAGCAAGGTACCGCCACAACTTCGACAGCATCTCCAGTGGCTCAATTTACCCCGTGGGGGTCGCCGTGGGGGTCACTTTGGTCGTCTGGCGTTGAATACACCTTTGACCGATTTGCCACCAAGGGACAAGGCCATTCGGCCTCCATACGTTTTGGTGGTTCACTAAGAGACTCGACCATGCAAATACTAGGATTTGAAATACGTTACGATATGGGTGGACAAGTGTAGCTATGGCAAAGAATAAAGATACTAAAGGCGCAATGTCGAAAGACCCATCTCTTCCTAAGACCTCAAAGCGGGGCAATTGGAAGTACAAGGGCAAATGGGTCAACCCTGAAGGACTGCTTGTAGACAACTACGGCAAAGTCATCCCTGGTCAAACCAAACCATTTGTTCCAGCCGATCAAAACAAATTTATTACAAAACCAACAAAGCCAACTAAGCCAGTTGCACCGGAAAAGCCAGGCAAAAATAAGCCTCTTACTCCCGAGCAGATAACCAACAATGCTTTTCAGCAGGGTAACGAAGCTTACACAAATATAGTCAATCGGTTTAACCAGTTTGATCCAAACAAAGTTCAAAGCAATTATAATCCAGAATATAATGCACAAATGGACCGTGTCCGTAGCTCGTATATGGACCAGTTTAATCGTCGCAATGAACAAGACTTTGCAAATGAAAGAATTGACGTTCAACAGCAAATAGCGGAGCGAGGACTTGATCCAAATTCACCTGCCGCTCAAGCGATGATACGAAACATGAACGACCGTCAAGACAGAGCAAAGCAGGAAGCAATGGCGACTGCTGAGCAACTTACGGATCAACGACAGCAGCAGTTCTACAACCAGGCTACCGGCTTGGCTAACATGCCATTTGAACAATTTGGTCAAATTTCAGCTCCATTTAATGCTGGATTAGGTAATCAATATGCAAGCCAACAGCGTGAATCGCAATTTGGATACGATACTCGATTAAATCAACAGAACTTCCAGAATCAAATGAAGTTGCAGCAGGATCAGCGTAAGGGCCGTGGTCGTGGTGGTCCTGGCACAAATCCAGCAGAAGAGGCGGCGGCTACCGATCAAATTAACAGATACGGATAAGAGTTTTATGGCGGGTGAAGATTTATACTCAGCACTATCGGGACTAAATTATTCACCGATGGACAACAATTGGGCGCTTGGTTCACAAGTGATTGGCGCTGGTATGCCGTCATTGTACAACCCGTACCAAGGCTCAGGCACTACATTTGGCATAGCTCTTGGTGGCGCATTGCTTCAAGGATTGCTTGGATATCAAGCACGACGACAAGCAGCAGAAGATTCTATTGCAGCTAATCAGCTTGGATTAAAGTTGCTTCAAGCCAGTATACCAGAAGATAGATTGCAAATTGCACAGTCTGCGCCTGATTCCGTGATGCAATCCAAGCTATTAGGTTTAAACACCCAACTACAAACACAATCAGAATTAACCAAGCAGCTTGTAAATCAAGAAGCATTGAAACGAAAGGCTTTATCTGAAATTACTACGGCTGAAAAACTAAAAGAGTTAGAGCAAGGCGCACAGTTTGAGCTTAGCGATTTAGGTCGTAAGCAAGCTCAACAAAAGCTAGAAGATTTGATTGCTCTTGAACAAGCTAAGCGATTGCCAACTGGTGTACTTGATCCAGATGTTAAGAAAAAGGATCAGGAGATAGCTCGGTATGCTCAAATGGCTGGAAACATAGCCGACCGAGTTGAGGCATTAAATTTAACAGCGCCAGAATTTGAAGTTCAGCGACGTATACCTGGTTCAGAAGCAGAACTAGTCTATTCGCTTATTCAAGGGAACTTGGCTAACTTTGCTCGACTTGGTGGTAACACAGCACAAATAAGCGACGTTGACAGAAATGACCAGTTCAATTCGCTGTTTGGTCCAGAGGTACCAGGACTTGGCCGTGTTACTGGTACAACTGCGATAGCAAATCGTATCCGTGAAAAGATTAAGATGGCTCCAATTTCTTCTAACTTTGGAGCGATTACAGCACCTGGCGAATCAGATGCTCAAAAACGGAATCGAGAGCTTAAAGAGCGACTGGCTAAACTTGAAGCATTGGCGGCACAGAGAAAATAATGGACCCACTCGACCAAGAGAACGCACTACTGGAACAACGCATAGCGCAACTTGAAGCGTCTCTTGGTTCTGCACAGCCACAATCAGAGCCAGCACAGCCGAGTGGATATGGTTTAAAGCAATTAGCATTTGACGTGCCAGTTGGCATTACCCGTGGAGTTGCTGGACTAGCTGACGTTCTCTCGTATCCATTCGTAAAAGGCTTAGAATATGCTGGCGCTCCAGTAGAAACCTTCGGAGCGACAAAAGCTCTTGATGCTTTGATTGCTGGTTCTCCTGCGTTGGAAGGGCCTGGAGCCGCAGAAATACTTGGCGTAAGACCTCAGACCGAAGTTCAACGAGCAGTTGAATTTATGACTCCTGGCCCTGGCGGTAAAGGTAAATTGCTTAACGAAGCTGGTCTTGGATTAGCCAGCTACCTTGGAGCTAGAGCTGGAGAAACAATAGCGCCTGAATCACCATATAGCGGATTGGCTGGTGCTTTACTCGCTCCAACAGCAGTACAAGGTACTATTAGTGGTACTAGAAAATTGGCATCAGCTTTAGCTCCGACTGCCAAGATTGTACTAGGCAATGAAGATGCGTTACGAGCCGCAGCAAATACTAACGTAGTTGCAGCACTTGGCGAAGAGGGCGCACAGCGGCTGGCAGTAGCGCAGCAAATACCAGAGCTTGGAGTTGGTGCTGGTGGTGTGCCGCTTACAGCAGCAGAAATAGCTCAGACACCTAGTGCAGCTAAGTATCAACAGAGTTTCCTTAATACGCCAGAAGGCGGCAACATCTTACAGCCAGCATTAGACGCTCGTAAATCAGAGCTTACAGCAGCACTAGAGCGTTTTGGCATTACTCCACAGCAAGGTGAAATGTCGCTGATGTTGCAAGATGCAGCACAGGTAGCAGCCGCACAGAAGGAAGCGCAGCAATCTTCTATTCTTAACGCTCTTGGCTTTGGCGAAGATGCTAGAGCGCAAACCACAATGGACCGTGGGCAATCACTTCAAGAATCCCTGATGGGACGTAAAGATGTGGTTGAAGATGCAGTCGATAAGGTTTGGCAGCAAGTACCAAAGAAAACAAAGATTGACGCTTCGGTTCCATTTGCTGAGGCCATCGATACGTTTGAATCGTTTGGCAAACTAACAAAGGCAGAGACAAGTTCAAAAGCTCAACGAGTAATGAACGAAGTATACGACATTGCACAACGAAAGGCAGGAGTCGTAACTGTAGGAGAACTGCAAGATATTCGTGCCGCCGCCGGTCGTGCTATGGCTGATGCTAGTGGCGTAAACAACGCAGAAGCGAGCCTGATGCGGCAACTGCGAGAGAGCATCGACCAAGCTGGACTCAAGTATTTCTATGATCCAGAGGCCGGTGCCCTTGGAGGACTTCCTGGTACTGCTTCAACTAAGCCAGACCTAGAATCATTAACAAAACTCAGTACTGCCATTGAAAAGACTCGTGAAGCAAAGCAGACCTTTTCTCAAGGCGTGGTTGGCGATCTGACAGCTATACGGCAGTTTAAGCCAAAGGTACAAACCAGCCGTGTAATGAATAAGGCTCTTGAAAAGCCTGAGAACGTCACTGAAATAGCTGACAAGTTTGGCTTTGACTCTAACGAGATGACCGAGCTTCGTACTGAACTATTAGCACGATTGACTAAGGCTTCTAATCCTACTGAGTTTATTGGTAAAGAGAAGGCCACATTCCAAGCAGCGTTTAAAGACAAGTACAAAGATATTGAAGCCTTTGCACAGAAGGCCGGTCAAAAGTCGCCAATGGAAGAATACCTTCGCATTGGTGACTCTGCCATTCCAAACAAGATATTTGCCAACGAGCGCAGCGCAGAGAAGTTTGCACGGCAGTTTGCTGATTCGCCAGTCTTGCAGATGGGACGAGCTAAGTTCATTAGTGAAAAGCTGATGAAGAGAGGCACTCCGCTTGAGAATCTTACAAACAACAAAGCGATTGCTAAGAAGTTATTTCAGGATGACCTGCCAGAACTTGAGAAGGTGCTTAAAGACCTTGAGATTTCTAAGAGTCCAGCGGCGCTAGAGAAGCAAGCCGCATCAGGCAACTCCCTTACTAGCATAAGACAGACAGCACTAGGCGCTGTCACTGGGGCTCGTGGCGTAATCAATGCCATGCGTAAAGGAGCGTTGGCTGGAACACTTGCTGGTTCTGGCACCATGACAGGAGCCTTGGTTGGTTACAGCGTTGGTAACTGGGTCAAGCAAATTGGCGAAGCTCGCAATTCTGCTATGAATGCTTTTGAAGCAGAGCTATTGGCAAATCCAAAGCTGATTAAGCTGGCATCAGCGCCGCCGACAAAATCAAACATAGATGCACTAATGAAGTTTGGCGTACAGCTTGGATACTTTGGCGGTAAAAGCCAAACAGAAAATGTTGTTGATACTCCAGACATGGAAACAACAACTACACCTAGTGCGCCGCAGGATGACATTGAAGCAGAGAACATGCTTCTTGAGCAACGCATTTTAGAGCTTGAGAAAACGCTCAATCCCGCAAGCCAGGTTAAGGTTGGCAAACAAAACGTAAGCCTTCCGCAGGGCGATCAGTATGCCCCAACCAGCTTAGTTAAGGCGGTGATACAGGTTGAGTCTGCTGGCAACAAGGATGCCATCAGCAACAAAGGCGCTCGTGGCCTTATGCAACTTATGGCTGGCACGGCTAAAGACCTCGGGGTGGATGCTACAGACCCAGAACAAAACGTAGAGGGAGGTAGCCGCTATCTTCGCAAGCAGCTTGATACTTTCGGCGATGAGCGTCTTGCATTGGCAGCTTACAACTGGGGGCCAGCTAATATAAAAAGCGCAATAGCCAAAGTAAAAGCAGAAGGTAAAACGCCAAGTTGGGACAACATTAAGCAGTTTGTTAAGGTTCCAAAAGAGACTAGAGAATACGTCGATAAAGTTTTGAAATTAGTATAGGGAGATTCGTATGCCTTGGTCTGGTGGAAATTTTACAAGAGCAAATGGTAACAATGGGTGGACCGTTGACGCTACTAATGGCATTGGCATTGAGCCAGGACTTCATGACGCTCAAGACAATGATTTTAAAAATGGCATCGACCAATGTCTTAATAAAGACGGTAGCAATGCCGCTACAGGCAACCTCAATCTGGGTGGCAAAAAGCTAACTAACGTAGCAAGTGCAGTAGCATCATCTGATGCAATAACACTTGGACAAGCACAGGCTGGAATTTCAACGCAAGGAACTGCTTTATCGATTAACAATACACGATATAGCAATGATGCTGCCGGTCCAGTTATATCACTGTTAAAGTCCCGGGGCGCAGCGGTCCCAACAAATACCATCGTACAAAATGGCGACCAGCTTGGAGTTATTGCTTTCAATGGCGCTAATGGAACTTCTTTTACAAATGCCGCAGCTATTGTTGCAAGTGTAGATGATACTCCTGGCGCTGTGAATGACATGCCTGGAGCGTTGCGTTTTTATACTACGCCAAACGCATCGGGCACTCTTGCGGAGCGGGTGATTATTAAAAGCAGTGGTAACGTGGGAATCGGAACAAGCGTTCCAGCTCACATGCTTGACGTAACTGGAGCATTACGACTTGGTGCTGACAACGTAAATTCTAGCACTAAGGTTGGACGAGTTTATGGACAACAGTATTTAACAGCCAATACTGATTTCTTAGCCATAGATGTTCGTGGCGAAAGCGGCGCTAATATCATCGCTGTTGGTGGTGGAAGTGGTGTTTATAATTCAGCGACTGCCATATCCTTTATAACGGGAGCGAATGTTACAACGCTTACTGGCACTGAAAGGATGCGTATTGATGCAAGCGGCAACGTAAACATTGGAACAACCGCATCGTCCGCTCGATTAGTTGTTCAAGCAGCGTCGACAGGGACCGCATTTGCCGCAGTAACAAGCGGCGCTGTAAACATTTTAAGTTTGCGGGATGATGGCCTTATTACTACGGGCAATGCAACTAATGCGCCATATAACTTTACTACCGCAAGCGCAGCTAATTTAGTTATTGATGCCAGCTATCGCTTGGCACGTTCAACGTCGTCTGTTCGCTACAAGACCGACATCCAAGACTACACACGAGGATTAGACGCTGTTAAGGCGTTGCGTCCGGTGTTCTACAAAGGAATTAATGACGGCGATAAGCAGTTTGCCGGATTGATTGCTGAAGAAGTAGACGAAGCAGGATTGTCAGAGTTTGTGGTTTACAACCAGGACGGAGAACCTGACGCTTTGCAATACAGCAATATGATTGCTTTGGCGTTCAAGGCCATTCAAGAGCTTGAAGCAAGAGTGGCAGAGCTTGAGGGCGCATGAAGCAGCTAAGGCTTGTCAGAGTTACAGAGTATAACGGCGCTACCATGGGCGTACTCTGCATTGATGACTCGCCGGAGATGCTTACATTAGAGGATGCATGGAGGGATAACGAGCGGCGTATCTCCTGCATCCCAGTTGGTCGATACACCATTAAGCTACATCGTTCGCCTAAATTTGGATTGACGTATCAGGTAATGAACGTGCCTGAGCGTGACCAGATTCTTTTTCACGCAGGGAACACACATAAAGACACGCACGGTTGCATCTTGCTTGGATTGCAGTACGGACGGCTCGATAAAGAGACGGCGGTGCTTGCAAGCAGGTCGGCGTTTCAGAAATTCATGGAACTGATGGGCGGCGCTACAGAAGCACAACTAGTTGTTATAGATGCTTATGGTGGAGGCCGGGTACATTGACAGACGGTGATTTTACTCAAATACGCTACTGGCTTGACCTGGCCGTTAAGGCTTTGATTGGAGTTGTTATATCCATAGTTGGCATGGATTACCGCTCTGTTAAAAACTCCCTGCATGAGTTGGAAGAGAGCAAGTATCGTGTTTCGATGGAAGTCCAAGTTATTCAGGCAGAGCTTAGTCATATTAAGCAGCGCCTAGAGCGCATTGAGCAGAAACTAGATAGGGCGCTGGATAAATGATGCGACTGCTTATAACGATACTGTTGGTATCTTTATACGCATCGACAGCAAACGCAGCGCCTAGTTACTTAGCGATGTGTCATAAGGAATGGAATTGCACAGCGACATTACAAACCCTTGCAGCGCAGGATGCCGTAGTCACCGGTTGGCTTGAGAATACGTTCAACGCTCAATGTCCGTGCGGTGACAAGCTTTTAGCGTTACCAAACCCTAAAGTGATTCGGGTACACCTTATCAATTCGCCATGTATGCGTAACCGGCGGTGTGGTCGCTATGAAGTCCTATACGGCTATTCTAAGGCTTCTGCCAGTCAGGCAGTCCACATACAAGGCTCAAGGCTTAATCGACGATTTAATGCGGTATTAGAACGGTTTAAAAAACGACTGGCTAAAGCGCAGAATCCCATTCAGTGCTACGTCAGCCCATGTTTGGAGTGTGACCTCGATGGACCAGCACGAAGAGTTTTGCTTAATAGGGTATCTACTTCTTTGCCTGGGTGTATTCTTGTGGACAATCCACACCGGCAAAGTTGTCTTAGGGGATTCGTTTGTGAACGACACGGCTATAGTGTGCCAGAGTCTCAGCCGTGTATAACGGACATGGATGGGCTGGACGGTGCGACGGTGCCTGTAAAAAGGTGGGTCGCTAACTCCAGACATTGTGCTATTAGCTACTATTGGGAACCGTGGATGAATTGTAACACTGGCATTGGTGGTACGTTTGTTGACCCTCGAAAGAGAGAGTGCGGTTTCCGTTTGAAAAACTTTGATAAAACAGCAGGTATATTATGCCGATACTTTTATCCATCGTCCGACACTTGCTCACGTTAGCGGCTGGTGGCTTGCTTACGATTGGCGTTGAGGAGTCCGACGCTCAAAACCTTGTCCACGCAGCAGAGCCTGTAGTAGCTGGCGCTGTGTTGTACGGCGTTTCTCAAGCTTGGTCAGTAATCGACAAGAAGAAGAAGCGTTAGTAGTATTTGCTTTTGACTCGCAAGCTGTACCGCTTGCGCTTGTAGTCCTCAATTTCTTGCTGAGGGAGGTATCCTTTTGCCAAAGCAACGGCACGTTTACGGATACTTTTTACAACGTCCACATCGTTAAATAACTGCTCGCAGATATAGACTAAGTTGTTTGGTACTGAATCTTCTTCAAACAAAAACCAGTCTAATGAGCGACGATGTTTAGCGTGTAAAGTGTCGTAAAACTTTATGTAGTCTACGAGCGCCCTGTCAATGACGGCTAACCATAGCAACTGCTCCGGTGTGGCCTGGTGGCCGACATGCTCAGTTAGAAAGGTTAAGTCCCTATCTTTCATCTTTTACTAGCTGTAGCCAGTCCTCAAGGTACATCGTGACTAACCACGGCTTGTGATTGCGCCGGTGACATACAATGGGTGTTTTGTCTTTGCAATCTCGCAAAGATTGGTCCATCGCTTGGTCAATGTTTAACCGTTCAACACGCTTACATTCGATGTGATAATCAGCTAATTCTGTGCAAACTACGTCAGAATCTCCGTTGGCCCCACAAAATTGTTGGGTACGTCTGGCGCTAAACCCATGTTCCTTGAGTTTAGCCGCCAGCTCCCGTTCTCCTACTGCGCCCTTGCAACGTGAGTTAACCAAGTTACTCCATCTCCTCTTCTTTGCGAGTTTCTGTTTTTTCGCCTGGATATTTCTCCTTGCTTTCTACATGCTTCTTTTTCTTCTTCGTAACTCCGCTAATGTTTCCTTTGTTTTCTGACGCATAAAACACGGCATCGCCCTCTTTTTTGCCATAAAACTTTTCCATCGCCTGTCTAATCTTCGCACCCTTTTTCGTAAGCGGCATAAATCTCCTTAAACTCGCTAGACACTTGAAGGATAACGGCATCGACTGATGCAGTCACCGCATTGTTTTGTGCGACTCGCTCTAATGCCGCTTTGTGGCTTGCTTGCAAATCACGCCAAAACTGGTCTTGAAACATAATTGGCTTAACGGTCATTTTCTACACGCTCCATATACAAGCCTTGACCGCACAGCAAGTGGACCTCTACGGCCTCACAATGCAGCACAGAGTCTAATAATATCTTAGCCAATACCTCCGGCGACTCATCGTAGTTTGTTTCAACCAGCGCCCGTATATCCGGCCTGGGCTCAAACTCAAACTCATAGGACGGGTTGCGGCGTATCGACAGCTTAATCTGCCATTTCCCGTCATTAACCGTGTGTAGTGTGTAAAGTTTCATAAGGCTCCAATGCTGTCTGAGGTATCTTGTAGCAGGGTTGTTTGGTTTCTTCCGTCCAATAATCGGGGTGTTTCCCGTATCGACCGTAAATCCAGCCTACAACTTGATAGTCTGGATATTTGCCGGTAACGAGAATGTATGGTGCCTCGTCTTTATCGGATGGATACAACAGCAAATGACCTTGAGCGTACTGGGTGTAGCGCACCTCGTACGGTCCTACATCGTTCTGGTCTTTAAATAACCAAGTAGCACCAGGCCAATAGCTGTTAGTGGCTTTGGACACCACCAGTTCGGCGATTGCCCCCTCGATGTGGCTACGCCACCCGTCCGACAGCGCAAGGCCATCGAACGGGCTTTTGTAGCCATTGGTCATCACTCGGAACATTCGCATGTAACCGGCCATCCCCGCATGGAAGGCTTCGGCAGAATCAAGCGTAATTCGCATGATGGACCTCACACACTAAAAGGGTATGTCGTCGTCTATGTCGGCGGCTTTTGCGACGTAGGTCGGTGCAGGAGACGCTATAGCGGCGTACTCGTGTTCCGTCCTATCTGCCAACGTCTCGTTCCATGTCAGCACTTCCGTAATCAAGTCACGAAGGTCTTTAAGGTCGTTAGCAAACAAGTACTTAGTCTCTTTATATTCGCCTGTTTCTTTGTTTTTGTAGGTCTTGCGAAAGGTAAAGCTCACGCCGCCTCGGTCATTTTCCCAAGCCGCTATGTCGATTCCCTTATTGCGAAATGCCTTTTTTGGTTTGCCCATTGTATCTCCTTGTTGTCAATTAGACACCTGTGATGTAGCATGAGGTCGATCATGTCGCAAGGTGTTTTTATATGAACGAAACGAAAAACGAAGGATACGTCAGCAGCACAGTAATAAAGAATTACTTTTCAATTCCGAAAAGCAGTTTTGAATTGCTGGTAAAACAGGGGATGCCACACATTCGCATTGGCGCTGTACGTCGATTCCGGTTGTTGGAAGTCGAGTCATGGTTAATTGCACGAGGCGACGAAATGAAACAACTAAAGGACAAACGACATGCAGCAAAAGCACTACAAGGGATTATCCCTGACTGATTTACACAAACGACTCTACGCAATCATGCCGGAGTTGCCGCCGATTAGTACGCACGTTACTGGGACGCACGGCACCTACAAGGCGATAGACCATGAGGGAAACGTGTACGAAGTAGAGATATGGTATGTGGACAACACGATGCACCGCAGAGAGCGGTTCGTGATGAACTACGCTCTACTCGCAGCGCAATCACATGATGCAGTTGAACCACGATTAAAACCGCATGAAGGGTGGAATCTGGATTGATTGTAGAGGTCTAATGGGGTACAAGTAGAGCAGATACTAACTTTTGTCGGTTGTATCCCCTTAGTTGAGCGGCGTTAGGTGAAAACCTAGCGCCGTTTTTTATTGCTCAAGCATTGTTGGCTGGTATTGTTGTGGGAACTACTGACAGTGCCCACATCACTGTTCCTCGCCCCGTAACGCCGCAACACGTTACGGGGCTTTTTATTGGCTGGAGTGGTAGGAATCGAACCTACGACATGGCGATTAACAGTCGCCTGTTCTGCCAACTGAACTACACTCCAGCAGGTTAATCTCTACCGAACAAGGCGTTCAGCGCATCTAGTGTCCAAAGGATACCATCGACTTGTCCCTTCTCAAACTCGTTAGAGCTATCAAAAGGCATGACGGCGTTGACCCGTGCGGCAAACTGCTCCAGGTACTGAAGCACCTGCCTAGCACCTGCCGCATACGCCTCCGCATAGTCAGCAGCGTTTTGCGTTTGGTATTCGTTGGGGACGAACGCCTCCGCAAATGTCACCGCATCCTCTGCTATTTGTCCCAACGTCTTAATCGTCATTGGCAACCCTCCGTTCAATAGCTTCCTCAATCAACTGCTTGATAGTGATGTTTTCCTTTGCCGCTACACGGCGCACCTTATCCAGCAACTTGACGTGAATAAATATGGTGTGCCGCTTATAGCCTTTAGGCGCAGCGTCATAGCTTGCTCGTCCTGGTATGGGCTTACTCATTGTATGCCTCATCGATGCAGGTCGTTAACTTCTCAAGGCGTATAGGCGACTTCCAATGCGTCTCTGTAAGACGCTTGGCGTTGTTAGCTACGAGGTACGTCTCAGCTACTTTGAGCTTATCACCTTGTAGCGTCTCAAGGTTATAGTAAGTAGTCACGGCACGGCCCTTCTTAGCCTTTGGCTTAACGTCTTCCACTACCTCGGCAGCAGTGTTCCAGTCAGGTAGGTTATCTTCCTCTGGTCTAACGACTGCTTCCTTTTTAACTACGCCCAATACCTCGCCCGTCTTCTGGCTGACTATCAATTCCTCATCTACTTTGACCTCGATGGATGGCGCAGCCTTTGCGTGGTGATGCCCATACTCGCTTGGCATCTCTTCAGCCGTGTAGAGGCCGCCTAGCTCTTGAATAAACGCCTCACGGATTGCTAGCGACTTAGCACACTTTGACAGCATAACTGACGGCATCTGTTTCCATATTGGTGTCGGCTTGCTGTACTCAGCCATATACGCTGTAGCTACCGATGGGAACCGGCGATCCTTGCGGTATACTTTAGCCGTTGCCGATATAAGTGCTTTGCCATCCCACTCATATTCTACCTCCATGCCGTCATAAGCTGGATGGCTATTAGCAATACGAAGGAATCCGTTTATGCCGGTCATGAGTTGGAGACGCCCACCGGCTTTGATTGCCCACACCTCTTTAGTGACAGGGTTTAGGCCGGTGCTTTTTACTATCTCAGCAAACAGTGCGAACTCTGCATCTGTAAGCCCTGGCGCCACCGTATTACGAAGCGCAGCCAACATCTCGACCGGGCTATTGTTTGTTACTGTTAATTCCTTATTCATATAATCCTACTGATAAAATACCTATTTACTTTGTCTTACATCACACGAGAAAGCGCAATTACCTTGCTTGCATATCTTTCGCCCTCCTTACATTTGACCCTTCCGCAGTTGTAGACCGTAAGCGCCTTCTTTAAGTCGCCGTGTTGGTCTAATTCCTCTGCAAGTATACGAGCGCCGCACCGCACGTTATGAACCGCATCCCATAGCTTTCTGTCGTCACCGAGCCCGCACCGCTTTGCATTAAACGGCATAATCTGAGCCACACCCCGAGCGCCTACGGGAGATAGTGCGTCAGGTCGGTAACTACTCTCGACCTGCACCAAAGCCCGTAGGACGCTACGAGACACGCCCCAGGCATCAGCCGCCCTATCAACCTCACTCTCGATTATCGTTCGTGTAGGTGCGACGTAGAGCCCGAAAAAGCGATGCACATGGAACCGCAGATTATTAGCTGGTGGGACAAACAACGCCGCCGCCAGTAGCAAGGCGACTAAACCGCCGCCGCCCTGCTTTTGACCCTGGCTCATTTGCGCCGTCCTAATGCCTGTACTTGTTCTACTGGATCGTTACCAAATACCTGTGTTTGAATACCGATCCAGCACGTCACGCACCCCACGAAAAAAGCAACGTGAAGCAACGAAACGATAATGCCCGTAGGCGTAAATAGTAGTTGTTTAATGTTCTCGATCATATCGTCACCTATTTAAGATCGTTAGACTGTGTGTGTGAGTAGCAATCAACAAAGTAACACTTTAAAGGCACCCTGTTTTCGACGTTTGTGCGGCTGGATTCCTGCCGCTCGTCAACACGGTAGACCCCGACTTTGCCGCCCATCTCGATGCCTGTACAGGCTGAACAGCACAGTACGATCACGCCCACGATAAACTTAAACACGTTACTAATTGCTTTCATTGTCTTTTATCTCCTTAGTTAAACTGAGCCTTCAACTAGCGCCCACGCCGCCGCCTGACTTGAGACGGTAGCGAAAGGACTATTCTAAGCCGTATGGATTGATCGGATTACCTAAAGCATCATTCGGTACCCATTTCTGGATCGTCTGTTGCCGAGTTGCGCCATAATCGCCCAATAGTTGCCGTCCCAGGTCAGGCCGCTCCCGTGTCTCTGTGATGATGCTGTAGCCGGTCCCCCACGGCCCTCTGTCACGAGGTACGGGTAACACCGGCTGGATGGCTATGCCATACGGCGGTGGATAATACGGGGCCTCTAGGCTATTAACTGGCCCCGTTGGAGCTTCTAGTTCGCCGATTAGCCCCTGAGCCGTTGCCATTGTCGGCATGAGTGCAAGGGTAAAAATTAATGCTTTCATGTTGCCCCCTATTGCTCTATAGAATCGATGACGTTGAGGTCGGCGATGTGTCGCAAAGTGGCGTCCACCGTTCCATTGTCCCAATTTCCGGGGCCTTGAAGCAGAACAAACAACGCCTCAATTACTGCCGCTACGCCGTTGCCCAAGAAGGCATCTTTACCGATTGCGGAGTCGAACCGGCTTCTAAAGCCGCTACAATATAGCTCTAAGCCGTTGATCATCTGCTTCAGGCCTTTGTCGATGTCCGTTGATTCAGCCATGAAAGCCTTGTGCCGTTCGTTGGCTACGGAGTTTGGTGCTTCCTTTTGAAGTATCTTCGACCATCGCTCTAGGCTTAAAGCGTTCGTTTTGTGGGTCAAGATTTTATCCCTTAACTCTTGCATAGTAATAAATGAAGAATGATCCCGCATTGGCTGTCGTCTTGTTTTCATAAAATACCCTTAATTGGTCGCTTCATGCGTACCAGTCAACCGCCCCGTGGGGCGGCCCCTGCTAGGCACCTAGTTAAACCATCGAGATTGAACGCCACGCCCAAAGGTCTCTTTTGCCCACCTACGGACATCCCCACCGCCATCAGCCATGTAGCGCCACAGTGCCGAAGCTAAGACGGCGCAAGCCGCCGCACGATACTCCGTGGGGAAATATTGACCGGTACAGTAATCCCAACGGGCTTTCTCAGCGTTCCACGACAAGCGACCACTAAACGCACGTTTCGAAGCCGCAAGTATCTCGTCGGCACTAATGTCACGGGTGCGAACGGCGTGGAGTAGCATCCGAGCTTCACGGCCCTCACGAAGAATCTCACGGTATTCAGCGTTAAACGCCTTACGGCCCTCAGTATCACGCCAACTATCAAAGTAGTTTCTGGCATCGATGCCGCTACGTTGTGCAATATGCTTGTAAAGCGCATCAAGAATTATGTCTTTTGTCGGTTCCATGTTGTCTCCTTAGTTGGCTAAAACTTTATATTCTACGCACAATACGCCCGTCTCACGGTCGATTAACTTAAACCCTTCTTCGGTCGGCTCAAGCCTCACGTCGTTTAGTTGCGAATAGCTCTCACGCCCGTCTTCTAAGCTCATGATGATGTCATTAGAGCGTATTTGCTTGATGGTGCGTGAAGGAACATCGAATCGACCTACCATGTTATTAGTCATGATGAGGCGAGTGCCCACCGCTAGGCGTTTTAACTCCGCTTTCGTTTTTATTGATTTATACATATTGTCCCCTTAGTTAATTACTACCTGTATGATGTATGCTAGCATGAATAAGGTTCATCGCAATAGCTAGAATGTAAAAAACACCGTCAAGATGCCGTACCATAGCAGACCTATGATGCAAGCTATTGAAAAGTCACCCATAAACGTCCCAGAGACCGTGTTTTGTTGTCTAAATCTTTTGTGATTCATGTTGTCACCCTAATAATCTTCTGACCATTGCAACTCTATATGCGCTTCCTCCCATGCCGCCTTAAATTTAGCTATCAATTCAGCGGCATCGGGCTCTTTTGCAAATACCTTTGTGCTATAATATTCGATGTCTTTCGACTTCCGAGCTTCATACCAATCCTCTGTTTCCCAGTGTCGCCACCCAACAGGGTAACATATCCTCGCTTCCTCTTCGGCCCAAGTGTCCGGCGTATATATTGTCATGTTGTCATCCTCTTAGTTGATAGGGTCAACTCAACCCCATGGCTCAATCCTACACTATGTATGATACGTCTCGCAAGGGAGAAGATTCGACACTATGACGAAAATACTTTAGAGATATATTCGTATAAGTTTCAAATACTTAGGAAATATTTGCGAGAAAGTTACAAAAAAGTGTAAATTCTTTTGAATAAATTCTATGTAACTCCCGTCCACTAGCTTTAGCTAATACCGCACAGGCGAGGAAGGGTAACACTAGGTCGCTTAGCGGTATTCATTCCCACCTAGTGCTACATCGCAAGCGACACACGCACAGCGACAATACAAAAGATTTTCTTTTCTTTCTTTGTGCACCTTACGCACAGG